CGGTAAGCCTGACAACAACAACGCAGAAAACTGGTGGACAGCCGCAAACTTCCGCGGATATGCAGAAGCACTCGAAGTAGTTCGTATCGTTAACTCGAATGCGTTCAATGCAGTTGCCCAAGCACGCACAGGTCAAGGTGATTTAAACACTAGCGGTCCAGAAGGCATTCTAATTAAGAATGAAGAAGACTACTACGAAAACCACCTTGCAGGAATCACTTTCCCGCACGCAGGTTCTGAAGGTATTTCGGGTACAGACGAAGTATATTTTGCCGCTAGGTGGCCAGGTGTTCTTGGTAACTCTCTGAAGGTTTCTATCTCGGATAGAGCAACACAGGTATTCGGTAGTGGTGGTCTTAATAGCGCCGCAGGTGTCACCGCAGTTGCAGGACAAAACTTCATTGGTCTTACTAGTGATAATACCCACACGGCCTTTGATGTCACAGACCTTAACATTAAGATTAGAGGCGAAGTAGAAGTCGGTGACTTGATTACTCTCAAGTCAAACACATATACTGTTTCTGGATTTAGTGGTGCTTCTGGTGGTACCGACGGTGTTGAGTATAACAAGATGATTCAAGCAAATGACGATGGTGTTGCAGGTATTACCTCCTCGCACACTTGCTCGAATTGCCACTACGATGCAATTCTTCTCAAGGAAAACATTGATGCCGCTGATGCTTCTGCATCTGGTGGTGGTACAGCAACTGTCAATTGGGCATACAACGGAAACTTCTCATCAACTCCAGACACATCAACTGATGCCGCTCGATACGGTGCAGTTAATGACGAAGTACAAATTGCAGTTATCGATGCTGAAGGACTCTTCAGTGGTGCAAGAGGAACTGTTCTTGAAACATTCAACGCTTCGAAAGCGAAGGATGCTAAGAAGTTCGACGGTACTGGTAACTACTATGTAAATGTTATCAACCAACAGTCCAAGTACATCTGGTGGGGTGACCACCTCGATGCTCGTACATCAAACATCTCAGGACTTTCTGGTGGTGCAAACGGACGCTCTTGGGGTACACTTCTTACTAATATCGAAGCAGGAACGATTGAAGATGGTGGTTCTGGACAAACCTTCGATGGACTACAAAGAAATATGTACATCCAGATGAGTGGTGGTAGTGACGGTACTGGGTTCTCTCAGACCGACCTATACACAAACGGGTATGACCAGTTTGCAGATGCTGAAACTGTTGATATGAGTCTCATTCTTGGTGGTAACGCAGAAACCACTCTTGGTGGACAACTCATTGACTTGAGTACTGCTCGTAAGGACTGTATCTCATTCCTTTCACCACGAAGACGAGACGTTGTTGGTAAAGCAACTGCTACTGCCGCACAAGAAGCCGCAGTAGATTACTACAACAACACACTCAACAAGTCATCCTCATACGGTGTCTTTGATAGTGGTTGGAAGTATCAGTACGACAGATACAGTGATGTCTATCGGTGGATTCCACTTAACGGTGATATTGCAGGACTATGTGCGAGAACTGAACTCACAAACGATGCCTGGTGGTCACCAGCAGGTTTCAACCGTGGACAGATTCGTAACATCGTAAAACTTGCTTATAACCCACGCAAGGCTCATAGAGATAATCTCTATAAGAATAACCTCAACCCAGTAGTTGCCTTCCCAGGCGAGGGTACAGTCCTCTTCGGGGACAAGACTATGCAGAGAAAGCCAAGTGCATTCGATAGAATCAATGTACGCCGACTCTTCATTGTTCTTGAGAAAGCAATCGCAACTGCCGCTAAGTATCAACTCTTCGAATTCAATGATGAGTTTACTCGTTCTAACTTCGTAAATATGGTAACCCCATTCTTGCGAGATGTTCAAGGACGAAGAGGTATCTTCGACTTCCGTGTTGTATGTGACGAGACTAACAATACTGGTGAAGTAATCGACCGCAACGAATTCGTTGCAGACATCTTCATCAAGCCTGCTCGTTCAATCAACTTCATCCAACTCAACTTCGTAGCAGTCCGAACAGGTGTAGACTTCGAAGAAGTCGCAGGGGCGTAATTAAAGAAATCTTGGTATTTGGTGGGGTGGGTTCGCTCGCCCCACCTAAATACTACTAAAGGAGATAACACAGATGTTAAACGAATTCAAATCACAAGCACTTCAAAATGGTGGAGCAAGAGGAAACCTCTTTGAAGTAGAAGGCGCTATCGGCAACAACGGCGATGACGGTCTACTAAAGTTTATGTGTAAGTCAGCATCAATCCCTGCTTCAGAGATTGGTGAAATCGTCGTTCCTTGGCGTGGCCGTCAGTTTAAGATGCCAGGCGATAGAACATTCGGCGATTGGGAACTAACCATCCTCGAAGATGCAGACCATAATCTCAGAGACAAGTTCGAACAGTGGAACCAAACATTCCAACATCACTTCGATAATGTTTCTGAAATTGGAAGTATCAACACTCCTCTCTTTCAAGACTGGAAAATTCACTGGTTAGACAGAGAAGGAAATCGTAAGAGAACTTATAACTTCGTCGGATGTTGGCCTAAGACCGTAGGTGCAATCGAAGTCGCTTTTGATAATAACGACAATCTTGCTGAATTCCCAGTAACAATGTCATACCAGTGGTGGACTTCGCCTGCAACAGACGGTTGAGTCTAACATACAATAGTAAAAGGATATATTATGCCAGTTGACTTTTTTGGATTTACTATTGGGAGAAAGAAAGACGCGGGTAAAGTTGGTCTTGAATCAACTATCCGGCGCCCTGTTTCTTTTGTCCCACCTGATTTTGATGATGGTGCTACTACTATTGAATCTGGTAATTTCTTTGGTCAGTACGTCGATTTTGATGGAAACATTAAGAACGACATTGAACTTATTAAGAAATACAGAGAGATGTCTCTTCACGCTGAAGTAGATGCCGCTATTGATGATATCGTAAATGAAGCAATTGTTCAAGACGATATTAAGAAAACGGTAGAGATGGATTTGGAACACGTTGATTTGCCAGATTCCGTCAAGGTCAAAATGCAAGACGAGTTTGGACACATTCTAAAACTTCTACACTTTAATGTTCGAGGATACGAAATGTTCCGTAAGTGGTACATTGATGGTAAAGCATATTACCATATCGTAATCGATGATAAGAAAGAGAAGCAAGGAATTAAAGAACTTCGTCCTATTGATTCTACTTCAATTCGCAAGATTCGAAAAATTGATAAAGAAACAAATGACGAAGGCATCAAAGTTATTACAGATGTACGAGAATTCTTTGTATATACTGAACAAGAAAGAGATGACAGACTTGGATTTGCAGATGGGGCACAGGAGGGGATTAAGATTCATCCTGACTCTATCATTTATGTTCACTCTGGAATGTTTGATGTAGACAAAAGACGAGTATATGGAAATCTCCATAAGGTTATTAAACCACTCAACCAACTTCGAATGATAGAAGATGCGGTGGTGATTTATAGAATCTCTCGCGCCCCCGAGCGCCGCATCTTCTACATCGATGTTGGTTCTTTGCCGAAGAACAAGGCAGAACAATATCTCCGTGACATTATGAATCGATACCGAAATAAACTAGTTTACGATGTAAACACTGGTGAGATTCGTGATGACAAAAAACATATGTCTATGCTTGAAGACTTCTGGTTACCTCGTCGTGAAGGCGGTCGTGGTACAGAAATCGATACCCTATCTGGTGGTGAAAACCTCGGAGAGATGGAAGATGTCGAATACTTCAAGAAGAAACTGTATCGTGCATTGAATGTTCCAATTAGCCGACTTGAATCTGACAACGGATTCAATATGGGTCGCTCTTCGGAAATCAATCGTGATGAACTTAAGTTCTTCAAATTCATTGAGAAACAGCGACAAAAATTCTCCGACTTGTTCCTACAAGCAATGAGAGTACAACTGGTTCTTAAAGGAATTATGAGCGAAGATGACTGGCAAAAGATTAAAGACGATGTTCAATTCGATTTTGCCAGAGATTCATACTTCACTGAACTCAAGAACAACGAAATTCTCACAGAACGAATGAATCTCTTAGGCTCTATGAACGAACACATCGGTAAGTATTATTCTATCGACTGGATTCGTAAACATATTCTTCATCAATCCGAAGAAGAAATTAAGGAAATGGACAACGAGATTCAGAGCGAAAGAGAAAAGGGACTCATCACTACAGGCACAGAGGAGTACTATTGATGGCTAGGAACTTCAAAGATTTTATCAATGAAGCAGAAGAGAAAGCACCAGCACCCGCAGAAAAAGAAGCAAGTGTTGACTCTCCAGAAATTGCTCTTGACCCAAGACTAGAGAAGGAAATTTTTATTGATTCCTTTGAAGTTAACGGAAAGAACATTGTAATCAAGTCTCTTGGACTTGGTGCAACAAAACCTGTTGTCGTCTATGTTGACGATAAGCGATGGGAAGTTTTTCCTGGTCCTAGAATTGCAAAAAGAGAAGCACGCCGATACGCTAAGAAAAGTTCTACAATGGAAAGCGTTGATAGTAACTTTGAGGCTTTTCTTTCTGAAGCAAATATTCATAATAAATCAGAAGTTCAAAAGTGGGTCAACAAGAATAAAAGAAAGTTCGACAATAGTACAGAGGCTGCTTTTGCAGTTGCAGATGAATTTGGTATGGATGACGAACTCGAAGATGATAAACACTGGCTCTGGAGTATGCTTAAGAAGGTATACAAGGAGTCATTCGATTTAGATTTGTTTGTTGACAAACTACTCGACGGAACGAAAGTTGATATTGATGAGAAAACGGCTCAGAATGTTAAACTTGTTTACGACCACTTAGATATGTCGAATAAAAGCAAGTTCAGAGAGGCGTTTATTATAAATAAAGAAAATCATAACAAGGTTATGAAATTCGTAGAAGAACAAACCAAAGGATTTTAATATGCCATATAGTGAAGACAAACCAATCACAACCAAAGATGTTATCGACAACATTGCGTCGAAGAATCTGGACGCCGCAAGAGACGGTATCAAAGATACTCTTTACAAAAAATCTGCCGAAGCAATGGTAGACAAAAAAGTAGAGATTGCAAAGAGTATTGGAAAGCCAGAACGAGCAAATGGTGAAGAGCCAATGCCCTCAATTGAAAGTGGTATTGACCCGTTCGCAGATGTAATAGATGCTCCTACTACCCTTGATGTAGTCGATTTCGAAACAACAGAACCAACAACTAGCGAGGAATGAAATGAGACTCATAACAGAAACAACCGAAGATGTAAAATACATCATTGAAGAAAATGAAGAAAAGGGAACCAAGAACCACTTCATTGAAGGTATCTTTATGCAATCAGAGCAGAAGAACCGAAACGGCAGAATGTATCCTAAAGATACTCTTATGAAGGAAGTTTCTCGTTATACAAAAGAACTAGTTGAAAGCAAAAGAGCAATGGGTGAACTTGGTCACCCCGAAGGACCAACTCTTAACCTCGAAAGAGTTTCACATATTATCACCGAACTCAAAGAAGACGGTGACAATATCATTGGTAAAGCAAAGATTTTAGATACTCCCTACGGGAATATTGTAAAAAACCTTATCGACGAAGGCGCACAACTCGGTGTTTCCTCACGCGGTATGGGTTCTCTTAAGAAGAACGATGATGGTGTCAATGAAGTCCAAGAGGACTTTATGTTGGCTGCTGTTGACATCGTTGCAGACCCTTCTGCACCAGATGCCTTTGTGAATGGCGTTATGGAAGGTAAGGAATGGGTATGGGAAAATGGCATTCTTCAACCCAGAGTAATTGAAGAGTATAAAGAGTATATACTATCAGCCAAAGATAGAAAACAAGTAGAAGAAGCCAAATTAATCGTATTCAAACATTTCTTGTCTAATTTTTGAAAAATATACATATAGTAGCATTTTAAACAGTCAAAGGAGATTTCCTATGTCCGACAAAGACATCATAGAAGTAGCAAAGAACATCATTGAGAGTGAAGCAACTCTTGATGAAACTCAAGCAGAAGTAAAGCCCAAGAAAAAGGGCGAAGTCAATGTTGACGCTGAAGGCGAGAAGCCAACAGCATCACCATCCGTTAACACCGACAGCATCGAAGATAACGATATCTACCAAGATGCTGAAAGTGATAAGGGAGCAAAGGTCATTGAACCAGAAGTTGGCGAAGGAGAAGCCACAAAGAATGCGAAAACCATCGCAATGAAGGCTTCTTCCGCTAAAGCAACCGCAGAACATATGGATGCTCTCTTTGGTGGTGAAGACCTTTCAGAAGACTTCCGCACTAAGGCAACAACTATCTTTACTGTCGCTCTCAGCGAACGTGAAGAAATTCTTCGTACAGAGATTCAAGAGTCATTCGACGTTGCTCTCGCAGAAGAAACCGAACGCATCTCAACTGAACTATCCGAAAAACTTGATGACTATCTAAACTACGTCATCAAGGAGTGGATGGAAGAGAATCAGATTGCAATTGAACACGGACTTAAGAATGAAATTTCTGAGTCGTTCATTACTGACCTGAAGACTCTCTTCGAAAGTCACAACATCGAAGTTCCCGAAGATAGTTTCGACGCACTTGCAGAAGCAAACACAAAGGTTGAAAGTCTCGAAACCAAACTTAACGAACAACTCGAAGCCAATGTTGCTCTTACCAAGAACAATGCTGACCTCGAATGTGTTAAGGTTTTCGCTGAAATGACCCGCGACCTTACCGATACTGACACTGCTAAACTTGGTAGCCTCGCAGAAGGACTTGAGTTTGATAGCACTGAACAGTACACAGAAAAACTAGGACTTCTTAAGGAGAGTTACTTTAACGCTCCAGTTAACGATACTGTAGAAGACTCGGAAGAGAACACTCTTGCAGAAGAAGCCCCCGTTTATGGTGGAATGATTAACAGTTATGTTAAATCCATTAGCCGTAACGCCGCTGTTCCACGAAACGGAAAAGAAGCGTAATTCAATTAACCCAAAACTTTACTTAGTATAAGTAATTTAAATTTAAATTTCCCAAGGAGAAAAGACAATGGAAGATAAAGCACTACTCGCTGAACAACTTCAAAAGAAGTGGCAGCCAGTTCTTGAGCATCCTGAACTTCCCTCGATTAGCGATAGTTACAAGCGTAATGTAACAACTATCCTACTAGAGAACGAAGAGCAGGCACTAATGGAAGCCGTACCCGCTAACGCCGTAGGCAATGGTATGGGCGCACACATCGGTTCAAACGGTGACGTACAAGGTTTCGACCCTGTTATGATTTCACTCGTTCGTCGTTCAATGCCTAACCTAATGGCATACGACATCTGCGGTGTTCAACCAATGACTGGTCCTACTGGACTTATCTTCGCAATGCGTGCTAAGTATGTCGATGCCAACGGTGGCAAGGCAGACGAAGCATTCTACAACGAAGCAATCACTGGTCACAATGCCCTTGGTTTAGCAGCCGCTACTGGTGTAACTGGTGGTGGTACTGGTGCCCATCTCGGAACCGGCGACCCACTCAGCGGTACTTACGATGTTGGTACAGGACACACAACAACTGATGCTGAAAACTTAACACCAAACCAGATGGCATTCTCCATCGAACGTGTAGCAGTTGAAGCGAAGACTCGCGCCCTCAAGGCTGAGTACTCCGTTGAACTCGCACAAGACCTCAAGGCTGTTCACGGACTTGATGCTGAAGCAGAACTCGCTAATATTCTTAGCACTGAGATTCTTGCTGAAATCAACCGCGAAGTTATTCGTAACATCTACGAGCAAGCAGTTCTTGGTGCAGACCAAACTGACCTCCACAACACAACTGCCCTCAGTCACGGTGGTTCCGTCCACCCAACTGCTGGTATCACTGTTGATGGTTCATATCAGCAAGCAGGTGTCTACGACGTTATGCGTGACTCCGATGGTCGTTGGTCAGCAGAACGCTTCCGTGGTTTGGTATTCCAAATCGAACGCGAAGCAAACCAAATCGCCAAGGACACTCGTCGTGGTAAGGGTAACATCGTCATCTGTTCTTCAGATGTCGCAGCCGCTCTTTCAATGACTGGTATTCTCGACGCTGGTGCCGCATTTGCTGGACTTGAAGTCGATGACACTGGTAACACCTTTGTCGGAACACTGAACGGTAAGATTAAGGTTTATGTTGACCCATACGCCACCACTAACTACGTCTGTGTTGGATATCGCGGTACGAGCCAGTATGATGCTGGTATCTTCTACTGCCCATATGTCCCACTCCAGATGGTTCGTGCGGTTGATGCAAACAACTTCCAGCCCAAGATTGGATTCAAGACTCGGTACGGTATGACCGAGAATCCATTCGCTAGAGGTACTTCTGCCGCAAGTAACAATATGGGCGCTCGTCGTACTAACAAGTACTACAGAATCTTCCGTATTGATAACCTCCACGGTATCCTCTCTGGTGGTTCAACTACTACAGTTGGTGACTGATAATTATCAGTAACATCTAAAGATAAGAATTGGGGGAGTCCTTCGGGACTCCCCTTTTCTTTTATACATACTATAGGAGAAATTCTATGGAAGCACAATCAAGAAATACTTGGACAGACAGAGTTTCAATTGGTAGCAATAAACCAACGAAATCCGCTGGTCCTACTGGTGACCAAGTTGCAGGATATAACCCAAGCACTGGAATATCTACAGACTTTTTAGCAAGACAACCCGACAATCTAAATCCGCTACTTCCGACATACTTTCAGTTCTCGATGAAAAGATGTCCACACGTTACATTTTTCTGCCAAGGTGCAAACCTACCCAGCATTAATGTGAGTGTAATCGAACAGCCTACGAGGTTTGTTGATATTCCACACGCACCTGGCGTTCCTGAATTTGATGACCTTACAATTAATTTTATGGTTGACGAAGAAATGAATAACTGGATGGAATTGTATAAATGGATTCGTTCAACCGTTCATACTGATGATTATACAGAATATGAAAAGGCTCCTGAACACTACACAGACGCCACTCTTACTATTCTGAATAGTGCAATGAATCCCAAGATTCGAGTACAGTTCTTTAACTTACTGCCAACATCACTTTCTGGATTAGAGTTTGATAGCACTACCACTAGTCCAGATGCATTGATTGGTACTGCCACTTTTCGTTATACTAATTATGAAATTACAAAATTATCTTGACCGTATGGGTTTTTGCCTGTATAATAAAGGATAATTTTGGAGTGCATATATGCGATTTGATGATATTAGAAAAATGGTAGCGAAAGATATGGTCATTGATGACAGTGAACTTGACCTTGAATCGCTCAAAATTCCACAACTCCACAACAAGTATCTGAACCTATTTCACGACGAAAGAATTCTTCTTCGTAAACTAGAGGCGGATAGGCGTGAACTTATTCGAGTCAAATGGGAGTTCTATACTGGCAAAATGAGTCAAGAGGAACTTGACGATAGAGGCTGGGAACCATTTCAATTGAAAGTTCTCAAGCAAGACTTAGATATGTACATCCAGTCTGACAGTGATGTAACTAAAGTGGACGATAGAATCACCCTACACAAAGAAAAGGTAGACTATCTTGCATCTATTGTAAAGAGTGTATCTGGTAGAGGGTGGGAAATAAAAAATGCAATTGAGTGGAGGCGATTTACCAGTGGCATATAATATTCAAAATGACCCAATGCATCAAGTATACTTTCGTCAACTGTATCAGTATGCAGAACATAATTCACAAGACCCATCTACTCAACTTGCGGCTTTATTAACTGACAATAACAATGGAATTATTGCGATGGAGTGTAATAATATTCCATACCAAGTAAAGCACACAGAAGAAAGATGGAAACGTCCAGAGAAATATCATTATGTAGAACACGCAGAAAGAAACGTGCTATATAAAGCCGCAAAGGCTGGATTGTCTACTCTGGGTTGTACAATGTATTGTCCTTGGTTCTCTTGTTCTGATTGTGCAAGAGCAATCATACAGTGCGGAGTCATTAGAGTTATTGGTCATAAAGAGTATTTCGATAGAACACCCGATAGATGGAACGAATCGTGCAACATAGGACTACAGATGCTCAAAGAAGCAGGAGTCCATTGCGTAGTATGGTCAGGAGTAGTTGGTGGAAGAACTTCAATTTTGGTTGATGGTAAAGAATTTTCACCCTAAATATAACAATGAGTGATTTAGTTGTAACACAAAAAGACTCTGTTTACATTTCCGTTGATTGCGATAGAGGTATCGCACAGGAGTTATCTGAGTTCTTCACCTTTAAAGTTCCAGGCTATCAATTTATGCCTTCCTACAGAAATAAAATGTGGGATGGAACCATTAAACTATACAACATCTACAAGCAAGAACTCTATGCTGGTCTTGAGGATTATGTTCAGGCATTTGCAAACGAACGAGACTACTCAGTAACATTCAATACTCCTCTTGTTCCCAAGAATGATTTTCTCAGGGAAGAGGTAGAAGAGTACATTAACGATACTCTACAGCCAGCATATAAAGACGAAATCCTCAAAGCATACGACCACCAGATAGATGCTGTTCATCACGCAATGAACAATAACAGATGTCTTCTTCTCTCTCCTACTGCATCAGGAAAGAGTTTAATCATCTACTCTTTGATTAGGCACTATATGGAGGAACTACCACAAGACAAAAAGATTCTTGTTATTGTTCCTACTGTATCTCTAGTAACACAGATGTACGAAGACTTCAAAGAATACTCAAAGGCGGATAGAACCTTTGATGTAGCGGCAGAATGTCACACTGTGTTCGCCAATCAAGAAAAGATAAATGAAAGTAGAATTGTAATTTCTACTTGGCAGAGCATATACAAATGTGGTCAAAAGTACTTTGATAACTTTGGTGCAGTATTCGGTGACGAATGCCACCTGTTCAAATCAAAGTCTCTTACAAGTATTATGTCAAAATTGAAGACCTGTCCATATAGAATCGGCACAACTGGAACACTCGATGGTACACAAACACACAAGTTAGTCATTGAAGGTTTGTTCGGTTCTGTATATAACGTCATTAAAACTAATGAGTTAATGGACAAAGACCTACTTGCAAAGTTGTCAATTGAGTGTATACTATTAAAGTACTCGGAGAAAACAAGAAAAGAATTAAAGAGAAGTAAATATTTCAATGAACTAGAATGGCTAGTAACCAACCCATATAGAAACAACTTCATTGCAAATATGGCAAAAAACCTCAACGGTAATACTCTTGTTCTTTTTCAACTCGTAGAAAAGCACGGTAAAAAATTAGTCAAACTAATTGAACGCACCTGTCCAGACCACGATGTTCACTTTGTGTATGGAGGAACTGATGCAGAAGACAGAGAAAAGGTAAGAAAGTTGACAGAAGAAAACGACAATGCGATTATTGTAGCGTCCTATGGAACATTCTCCACAGGCGTTTCTATCCGTAGGCTTCATAATATTATCTTTGCTTCTCCTTCCAAATCAAGAATCCGTGTCCTTCAGTCTATTGGGCGACAATTGAGAAAGTCTAAATACAAAGAGAAGGCAAAATTGTATGATATTGGTGACGATTTGACTTGGAAGACTTGGGTGAACCATACACTGAAGCATTTTGTAGAGAGAATGAAGATATATAATAAAGAGAAGTTCGATTACAAGACGGTAAAAATTAACCTAGAAGAAGGAGAAGCAAATGGGTGATGTATACAGGAACTATAAACTTTCTTCGGGTGATGAGGTAATTGGAAAAGTAGTCGGAAAGAACACTCGTACAATTACTCTACATCGTGCTATGATGGTTAAAACAATTACTATGCAAGACCCAATGACGGGAATGCAAAAAGAAATTACACTGATGCGTCCTTGGGCAAATCTAACCAACGAACTAGACACAAAAATTCCAGTGAGACATATCCTTCTGGAAACATCACCAACACAAGACGTAGTTGGCTTATATCTACATAAACTCGAAAAAGAAGATGTAGTTCAGGACTTAGTTCAAGAGATGCTTGGTGACCCAGAACAACTAGAAGAATACCTACGAAATATAGTAGAGAGTGACCTAGATGCTGCCATACCAGAAGAAGAAATGGAACCAGAACAACAAGATGAAGAAAATGTTCAGATGAACTTTCGTATTCCTCCTGGCCTGTTCTTGGGATTTTTGATGAATGGTATTGTTAGTCTAGACCCAGAGAATGAAGGTGCTGAGTTTGACATTGAAGAGTTCTTAAAAATGAAAAACGAGGATTCCCCAAAAAGAAAACCTCGCCGTCCAACCGACATTGAAGATTACTTCCGTGATTGGAACCCAGAACCTTAAGTTATCTAAAGGGATTTATTGATTCCCTAACACAGATAATAGTAACCCAAATTTTATAGTATGTCAAGGAAGAAAATGTGAGAAAATGACAAAAAAATCAAACCATTATGTAGACAACCAATTATTCTTCGAAGAGATGTGTAAGTGGAAGAAACTGGTTATCGAAGCGGAGGAAGTGGAAGACCCAAGACCTCCTGTGACTGAGTATATCGGAACGTGTTTTATGGAAATTGCTGAAAGACTCTCCCATAGACCTAACTTCATTAATTATGAATACAGGGAAGAGATGGTTGGCGATGGTATAGAAAACTGCTTGATGTATGCACACAACTTTAATCCAGAAAAATCCAAGAATCCGTTTTCATATTTCACACAAATAATCTATTATGCTTTTCTTAGAAGAATTCAAAAAGAAAAGAAACAGATGTATGTGAAGTATAAACTGATTGAAGAGTTAGACAAAGAACATCACTTTCCACGGTGGGTAGAAAATTCCGAAGGCGTTGATATGTCGGAATCAAAGAATGCTCCTGCTGATTACTATCGACTAACAAATACGGACATCGATAACTTTACGCCAAAGAAAGAGAAAGATAGAAAAGCAAAGGCTCTAAAAGAAAAGAATAAAGGTATAACCTTAGATTCGTTTTTTGAGGATGGTACAAGTGAAAATAGCACTGATAAATGATACGCACTTCGGTGCAAGAGGCGATTCCCAATTATTCTTTGATTACTTTATGAAGTTCTTTGACAATGTATTTTTTCCATACGTCAAAGAAAACAATATTGATACTGTAATTCACGCAGGCGACCTAATGGATAGGCGCAAGTTTGTCAATTTTAGTATTCTGAATCAAGTCAGAAATCGATTCATAGATAGGCTCAAAGAAGAGAATATAGATTTCCACTGCATACTTGGTAACCACGATGTGTATTACCGAAATACAAATGAAGTGAACTCTGTAAGAGAACTGTTTGGTAATGATATTAAACTATATGAAACCCCAGAAGTAGTAGAGTTTGATGGTCTTAGTATTGCCTTTCTTCCTTGGGTAAACAAAGAAAATTACAATGAATCTGTAGACTTTATTAAAACTGCATCTGCTCCAATCCTATTGGGACACCTTGAACTTGATGGGTATGAAGTTATGCGAGGTGTTGATTTCCAAGGCGGAATGAACTCCAAACTATTCGACAGATATGAAAAGGTTCTGTCTGGTCACTTTCATTGTCGCCAAGAAAAAGAAAACGTATACTACTTGGGGACTCAGTACCAAATTACATTCTCAGATTTGGCAGAAACAAAAGGATTTCATATCCTAGATACGGAAACGAGAGAACTTGAATTCATAGAGAATCCATACAAGATGTTCCATACACTTCGCTACAATGACGAAGATGGACCTATGGACACAGATAAGACCTACCCGCATCTTAAAGGCTCTTATATTAAACTGTTCGTAGAATCAAAGAAGCACCCATATAGTTTCGATAGATTTATGGACAAACTATATGAATCAGGCGTTGCAAAGATAACAGTGGTTGAAGAAATTGTAGATTCTGAGTGGACTAAGGAAGAAATAGTTGACTTAGCACAAGATACTGTTACACTAATAAATAATGAGATTGATTCTATTGATGAGGTGGAAGATAAGGCTCGTATGAAGAAACTCATCAAAGACCTTTATATGGAAAGTTTGTCGCTGTGAATATTTTTGTATTGGACGAAAGTCCGCAAGTCGCCGCTAGAGATATGTGCGATAAGCACGTTGTGAAAATGATTGTTGAATCGGCACAAATGTTATCTACTGCTCATCGTGTCCTTGATGGTGAGCAGTATACTGAGTTGTCTGCAAACAATCGACGTATCAAACGCTGGAAGTCTCCCCATAAACTGTTTGAGGAGATGCTATACAAAGCATCTTTTGTTGGACATCCTTGCACTCAGTGGGTAATGGAGAACAACAAAAACTATTACTGGTTAGTGGAACACGCATACGAACTCTGTAAGGAATACACTCGCCGATATGGTAAGGTACACAAGAGCGAAGATATGATTTCTCTCATTCGGTTTCGTAAGCCTAAAAACATTCCAATCGCAGATTCTATTACACCCTTTGCACAAGCAATGCCTGAGGAGTACAAGAATGAAGATGCAGTAAAGGCGTACCGTGCATATTACCTTGGAGAAAAGACTGCGTTTGCTGTATGGAATTATTCTGAAACACCTTCGTGGTATGAGGAGATGCTAGTTTGATTATATTCCAAACACTAAGTTGGAAGAACTTTCTTTCGACTGGCAATTACAAGACTATCGTTGACTTTACTCGGCACGACAACACTCTCATCTCTGGTGAGAATGGTGCAGGTAAGTCAACGATGCTTGATGCATTGACATTTGCCTTGTTTGGAAAATCATTTCGTGGTATCAACATTCCACAACTTCCCAATTCAATTAATGAAAAAGATTGTGAAGTTGAGATGACCTTCAGTATAGGTAACGAAGATTATAGAGTATTCCGAAGTCTTAAACCAAAGAAGTTTGAGATATACAAGAATGGCGAGATGCTTGACCAAGATGCAAAGGCAAAAGACTACCAGAGAATTCTAGAAGAACAGATTCTTAAGATGTCATATAAATCATTCTGTCAGGTGGTAATTCTGGGTTCGTCAAACTATGTTCCATTTATGCAGTTGAGTGCCGCAGACAGAAGACTTGTTGTTGAGAATCTACTAGACATTGATGTGTTCTCTGTGATGAATACGTTGGTTCGTGCAAGACTTCAGATGACAAAAGAATATGTTAAAGACATAGACACTAAGATTGAGATTGCCAAAAGTAAAGTTGACGAAAAGCAGAAACTAATTGACACCCTAGAGAAGAAGTCGAGCGAGTCGGTAGATAAGTATCGGGCGGAAGTAAAAGAATCACAGAAGCAAATCGAAGAGTTAGAAAAAGAAATACAAGAACAACAAACCAACTTGAATGCTCTGTTGGGTGCAGTCGAAGATAGAAATGAAGTGCCCAAGTCTCTTATCAAAATGGAGTCTCTTGAAACTCAACTGAAGAACAAGATAAAGAATATAGAGAAGAATGCTAAGTTCTATGAAGTAAATGATACCTGTCCTTCCTGTAAACAAGATATCGAAGAACACCACAAGAAAAGTGTATGGGAAGAAATGTCCGACGAACAGGATGAAATAGAAGTTGCCATCAATGAACTTCGTGAAACAATTACAAACACAGAAACTAGATTAAATGAAATCAATGCTGTGTTGCAAGATGTTCATAGTACAGAAAAGGTAATTTCTGCAAAGCAAAGCCAAGTTAGTGCCTCATCTCAGTACATAAACAAAATGCAAAATAACATTGAATCGGTTCTTGGTGAAGGTACAGAGGTACAAGAAACAAAAGACGAACTCAATCAATTATTGGGCGAAGGAAAGAATCACGTTGAAAGAAGAAAAGAACTTGTCGAAGACAAACATTATCTTGCTATTGCTTCTACTCTTCTAAAGGATAGTGGAATCAAGGCGAAGATTATCAAGCACTACTTGCCGATTATGAACAAGTTAATCAACAAGTATCTTGCAGATATGGATTTTTTCTGCCAATTCAATCTCGACGAAAACTTTGGTGAGACAATCAAGAGCCGACATCGGGACGAATTCACCTACCACAGTTTCAGTGAAGGCGAACGATTGCGTATCGACCTGTCTCTTCTTCTTGCGTGGCGTGAGATTGCACGACTGAAGAACAGTGTAAACTGTAATCTACTGATTCTTGATGAGGTCTTTGATTCAAGTCTCGATGCAGTCGGCACTGAAGAGTTCTTAAAACTCTTGACATCTTTCGGAAGTCGTGCTAATATATTTGTAATAAGTCATAAGTCTGATACGATGACGGACAAGTTCCAGAATCATATCGTCTTTGAGAAGAAGAATAATTTCAGTAGGATAAGATAATGAATACTCTAGTGACAGGTGGAACAGGCCTCGTAGGTTCCGCCATTGAATCAAAATATAAACCAACTCGAAAGAGTCTAAACCTTATGAATCTAAATGAAATCATAAGGTATATTAATACTAATAAGATTGATTCAATCGTTCATTGCGCCGCAAGAGTAGGAGGCATCAAGGCAAACTCAGAAAAGCCTGGAGAGTTCTATTACGAAAATGTTATTATGAATTCTAATGTTCTTGAAGCGGCAAGAATAACGGGAGTGAATAAAGTGGTATCCTTCCTCTCCACTTGTATATTTCCAGACGGAGCAGAGTTTCCTTTGTCGGTAGACCAAATTCATAAAGGCGAACCGCATTCTTCTAACTATGGATATGCATACGCAAAAAGAATGTTAGAGGTACAAAGTCGAGCATACCGTGAACAGTATGGTTGTAACTTTGTAACTGTGATTCCTTGTAACATATATGGCCCCAACGACAATTACAATCTAGATTCCGCACACGTTATTCCTTCACTTATTCATAAGTGTTATCTTGCAAAAGAAGAAAATACCCATTTTGATATTTGGGGAACAGGAAGACCATACAGAGAATTTATCTACTCTAAGGATGTTGCTAGATTGGTTCAATGGGTTCTGGAAAACTATAACCACCCAGACCCTCTTATTCTTTCTCCCGACGAGGAGATAAATATGGCAATACTTGCACAGACGATTGCAAGCAGGATGGATTTCTGGGGAAGTTTGTATTACAATGGAAAGATGGACGGACAACAAAGAAAACCATCTGACAACTCAAGACTAAAGACAATGATTCCTGATTTTGAATTTACACCAATCGAACAAGGCATACAGGAATCTATAGATTGGTTTGTTGAGAATTATAGCGGACATATTAGATTATGAAAAGAGCATTAATTACAGGTATAAGTGGACAGGATGGTTCCTATCTTGCAGAACTACTACTGGAAAAAGGATATGAAGTTCACGGACTGGTTCGAAGAAACTCGGTAGCCGAAAATCAATCTTCCCGTTTGAATCATATTATCAGTAAGATTAATTTGCATTATGGTGACTTGGGAGACATTCCCTCACTGATTCACCTTTTAAAAGAAATTAATCCAGACGAAGTGTATAGTTTGGCAGCACAGTCTCACGTTCGAATTAGTTTTGATATTCCAATATACACAGCCGCTACAACTGGTTTGGGTATATTAAATTTGTTTGAGGCTTGTCGAATTGTTTGTCCCGAGACAAAGATTTATCAAGCATCTTCTTCTGAAATGTTTGGTAATAATATTGATGAAGACGGCTTCCAAAGAGAAACCACACCAATGAGTCCAGTGAGTCCATATGGTTGTGCCAAAGTTTTTGCTTATAATATCGCAAGAAACTATAGAAATTCTTATAATATGTTTATTTCTAATGGTATACTATTCAATCACGAATCTCCAAGAAGAGGTTCCAATTTCGTAACAGGAAAAATAGTGAAAGGTGCTTGGGAAATCAAGCAAGGAAATAAAACAACTCTTAAACTTGGCAATCTAGATGCGACGAGGGATTGGGGACACGCTAAAGATTATGTAGAAGCAATGTGGTTGATGCTCCAGCACAATAAACCAAATGATTATGTTTGTGCCACAGGAGTCTCTCATTCGGTGAGGGAATGTTGTGATTATGTTTTTAGTTCTCTGGAACTAGACTACAGAGAATTTGTTACAATAGATGAAAGATATTACAGACCAGAAGAACTCCGAGACTTGAAAGGTGATTCCAGTAAACTCAAAAAAGAGTTGGGATGGGAACCGAAATATACATTCGAAACCCTTATGGATGATATGATAAATGAACACACAAACTAAACTATTTTATGAACGAAATGAAAGTGTGATTGACTCACACATTAACTGCAATTACGAAGAACTCGTCGAGATGACTCCCGATGAGTTTCGTGAGTGGGTTATTGAAATGCGTAAAGTAGTTAAGGATTCGTGGGACACTTACGGGTGTCCTCCCCGAACAGGAAAGACCGAAGAAGGCATTATTGACCAGTTCAATAAAATTGCAGAGTACCCTGTTCACGAATTTACCCATAGCGATGAGTTGTCTGACATCGACGATGATGTAATTATCAACAAGTCTCGTATGGGTGGCGAAGCAGACCAATGGTTTAGTAATATGATGAAGGTTCGTATTAATTATACGGACAAGGACACTGGTTATTCCATCTATGATTTGTTTGCAAATGACAAGCACCTAGACAAAATGGTCAAAGGTGGAATGCGACACTTTCGTAGAGACAGCCTTTATGAACACGCGAAGTCCGCGTTCACAAATAGTAAGAAGTATGCTATCATTAATACTTCTGATGCTAACCATTGGATAGAAACTTTCTTTACTGCAAAGCATATCTTTAAGGGGTATGATTTCATTCTCGAAGAAGTAAAGGTACGAGAGGGACTGAATAGTGGTTACTTCCAAGTAGAACAGAGTGAAATTCTTAATCTAACAAAAGATGAGGTTAAGTATTACAAAGATAAGGGTTGGTTGGAATATAGACACCACTCCACCTTTGACATTGAAAATATGTCTGACGATATGCGATATAACATTCGTGTCTACAAGCAAGGAAAGAAGATGTTTCCGAAGGCGTTCGCCGCATATCGTATCGGATATATTCAACCTGCTGTGAACTTCCCTCCAATGACTGCTAAATACTTGTATGAAAGATTCACAGAAGACATCAAAGACCAAGAAGTTATTAACATCTATGACCCGTCTGCTGGCTGGGGTGGTCGCATACTTGGTGCTATGGGTGTTCGGGATGACCGCAGGATTCATTATATTGGTACTGACCCAAATCCTGATAATTTTGTCGATGGTGGCGATAGGAGCAAGTATGAGTCTCTTGCTACTTTCTACAATACCAAGACTTATCGTGGAAATCCTTTCTTTTCCGAAACAAATACTTTCGACGTATACCAACTCGGCTCAGAAGAAATCCAACACGACCCACACTTCCAAGACTACACAGGAAAACTCGACCTTATCTTTACATCACCACCTTATTTCAACCGAGAGGCGTATAGCGAAGATGGGAATCAGTCCTATAAAAAATATGGCTCGTCGTATGAGGCGTGGAGGGAAGGATTCCTCCGACCAACTCTAGAAACTTGTGCTGAGTATCTTCGAACAGATAGATATCTTCTGTGGAATATTGCTGACCTACTTATAAGTGGTAAGTATCTTCCTCTCGAAGAAGACTCAAGAAAAATACTAGAGGAGTGTGGTATGGAATATCAATACACTCTAAAGATGGCACTCGAAGGAATGCCTGGACAAAATAGAATGGGCGAAGACGGTAAGCCTACTTGTAAAAATTACTGCAAAGTTAACGATAAATATCTCAAGTACGAACCAGTGTTCGTTTTTAAGAAAGTGGAAAAACTATGAACAACTACGAAAATGAATATAACTCACCTATGCAAATCGAAGGACAGCACCAGATGAGTGCTAGTGCAAACATTACCGTCAGACTAGAATATGTTTGGCTTGATGGTTACAACACACAGAATCTCCGAAGCAAGGTTCGCTATGAACAATGGACAATGGATTCACAAAGCGGAAATATGAGCAGAGAAACTGTACTAGAAAGAATTCCAGAGTGGAACTTTGATGGTTCTAGTACAAAGCAAGCAAAGACCAAGAAGAGTGATGTTGTTCTTCATCCCGTGAGAGTGTACCACAACCCACTCGAAGTAAGTGATATGGCTTCTTTTATTGTTCTGTGTGACACATATAATTCCGATGGAACTCCACACGAAACAAACACTCGTCATAAGTTGCACTCGATTGTTGAAAAATATGAAGAGAGTGATGATATGTGGTTCTCTGTGGAACAGGAATATACCTTTATGGATAAGGACAATCTTCCCGTTAACTGGCACAATGAAACACCACAAGGTGAAAACTATTGCGGAATTGGTTCGCGGAATGTGAATCATAGACTTGCAGTAGAGCAACACGCTTTTTCTTGTATCCAAGCAGGTATTGATTTGGTTGGTACTAACGCTGAAGTTCTGGTTTCCCAATGGGAATATCAACTAGGACCAAAGGGTGCAGTTGAAACAGCAGACGATTTGTGGGTGAGTAGGTACTTGCTTCATAGATTAACCGAAGGACAAGATTTTAGTATGTCCCTCCATCCAAAGCCAGTTGAAGGTGAATGGAATGGAGCAGGCGCACACATTAACTTTAGTACCGAATATATGAGAGAAGCAGGAGACAAGCAATACTTTGAAGATGTTTGCGATGCTCTCTCCACAACACACGATAAGCATATGAAAGTTTACGGTGAAGAAAACGAAAAGAGGCTTACTGGTGATTGCGAAACACAACACCATAGCAAGTTCACTTATGGTGTGAGCGACAGAGGTGCATCTGTTCGTATTCCTTCACAGACTGCAATTGATTGGTGTGGTTATCTTGAAGACAGAAGACCAGCAGCCAATGTTGACCCATATCAGGCAATCGGGGTTCTCATTAAAACAATTTCTTCAGTTAAAGTTCCCGAAAACGCTACTGTGTAATACACCATATTACCTACATATTGGTGGAGAAAGCACTTATGAGCAATAATATCTCAGAGCGATGGTATCGTACCAGAAGAAGAAACGTAGACGAAAAGATTGAAGAAGGAAAACTTCTTTCTGACAAAAGAAAAGAATATGTGTCTCCTCTTAAAAATTATGTTCTTAGTATAACTCCCATTGCCTTTAAAGAGGACAATAGATACTGGGCGTATACAGTCGGTAAGGTATATAAGAAACTAAAGAATAAAACTGGTGAACTCGTTTGTACAATTTTCAGGAACAGTGAAAAATTCCCTTTTGCTTTTTTTGAAGGTCAGGAAGATGGTCACGACTACTTAATTGGTGGCGAAGACTACCAAGGTCAGACAGTAATACAATTAGACACCAAAGAACGATATGATTTTATTGGTGAAAAAGCCAAAAGAGAAATGGAGTTCTGTTGGCAGAAATTTCACCAATCACCAAACAATAAAATTCTTGCAGTCGAAGGACACGCAAGAAACAAACCTACTGAAATGGCAGAATATCGTTCTATTCGATTCTTTAAGTTTGAGGATATTCTCGCACTTCCCTACGAAGAACTTGGAAACAGAATTTCTTTTCACTACGACGAAGCAATCGGCTGGGAAGATGACTCCCACTTCCTAGTTTCTGTGATTGAAGATAGGCGAAAAGACGACCTCAAGAGGGTCAAAGATTTGACCAAGAAGGAAAGAATGAAGTGCCTAGAAGACAACAACTTCGGCAGAAGAAATATTGTCTATCGTGTGCCTATTTCAGGCGGTGAAGAAGACATAAAAGAAGTATATTCTGAATGGTTACCCACTTGACTTGAACCTCCAGTGTGTTATAATTGAACTATGTCAAAAAAAGCAAGACACTTAATTGAAGAGCCACTATTCGATTCCAAGTCGAACGATGTAGAGTGGGATTTCTTTCGATGCGTAAACCGCTACCGAACTGGTATCCATCCATCTACCTCCAAGGAAAAGAAGTGGGTGGCTGATTATATGAAGTGGAAGAAGTACTCCAAGGAAGATATTGAGTTTGCCCAAAGGGGAAGTTCATTCCACTTCGAAAGCGTGGCTCCGTGTTGTCGTATCTGCACACAAGCAGATTGCGATGCTCCTCCTCATTGGAAGAAGAAGATTGATGAGTTTATCAATGCTATGATTCGAACTGGTAAGTCCAAGAGAAGCCAAAAAGAATTGCGAGACGCAAGTAAGCCTGTAAAGGTGAAGGTTACTATTCAGGACAGAATCAAGAATCAGGTTGATGAGTATATGGAACTCCTTAACTTTGAGACTGACAAGTATCTCATTGAAATCAAAAAGAAGCCAAAGTTCGACATTGCTAAGTGGTTGAAGAACCACGATGTCAAGTCTGTTCAATCTGATATGATTGCAGACCACTTTCAACCTGTCCTCAATGAACTTAAGGAAGCATACGATAAGACTTGCGAACAACTCGTAGAAGCGTATGACTATCTTACTCGTCCACAACTGAAAAATTTCAGAGATATGATTCAGAGTGTGGTGGATATTTGTAGACAACACGCTAAACTTTCAAAGGCAGTTCGCAAGCCACGAACAAAGAAGAGTAGAACGCCAGGTCAGATTATTAAGAAGTTACAGTTCTGTGACAGGTGTGATACCTATGGATTAACTTCCATAGACCCGCGAAAGATTGTGGGTGCAAACAAGGTAGTTGTGTTCAATACCAAGTACAAAAAACTTACAATTTTCGAAGCATCTCCACTGGTGGATGGCCTTTCTGTAAAAGGCACAACCATCGTTGGATTTGATGACAAGAAGTCGAGAGAAAGAACAGTAAGAAAACCAAAGGAAATCGTAAAGGATTGCGCCAACTCTGGTATTCGTGTCATAAATAATAGGTACAACTCACTCACGACGAAAGAATCTGTACCGACAGGCAGAATCAACAAGAACTGCGTAATACTACAGGCATTAAAATGATACTTATTGATATGAGTCAAGTTATATTGGGAAATGTTTTTGGTTATACTAGAGATATTTCGAAAATCGATGAAGACGTTGTTCGTCATATGACCCTCAACTCTTTGCGAATGTACAAGAACAAGTTCGAAAAGAAGTACGGGGATATGATTCTCGTTTTCGATTCTGGTGATTATTGGCGTAAAGAAGAGTTCCCCCATTACAAGGGAACCCGAAAGGTCAAGCAGAACGAAGACAAGGAAC